GTGCGCGTCTCAGCGGGCTATGCGCGATGCCCGTTGTTCAACAAGCGGAGCAAGCTTGACATGCCTATAGTGAAGGTGCGCCCGACTAGAGAGCACCCCATGCCGTACAACATGGTTGATGAATCCCCGGGTACATTTATGGAAGAAGTAGCGGTGGCGGGGAACACCGCCGAGCTACAGGTCGCCCTTGGGGCGGACCTAGGCATGAAAGATTACAACTCTAGGCATGGCCAAGCCGCTCTCCTGCGGGATGCGCTTGCCACGGAGAACGCGACCCCGTTGAAGGGGCTCCCCGTTGCCTACGCCGCCGCTTCTTTCCTGCGGGAGTACGCCTCCCGCCTTGCCCTTGATGTCGCCTCGGTCCGTTCGGCGGTGACTAACAAGCTGCTGGAGCTGGCCAACTGCGGCGACCCCAAATTTGAGCTCCGTGCCCTAGAGCTCCTTGGCAAGCACAGCGATATCGGCCTGTTCACCGAGCGCAGCGAGCTCACCATCAACTACAAGACCCCCGAAGACCTCGAGAACGCCATCAAGGAAAGAGTTAAGAGACTCATTAACGCAAATATCGTGGATGTTACCCCCGTCTACGTCACTATAGAGGACGAACTAGGGCCCTCCCAGCTGCTCGCAGAGTTCGAAGCCGAGGCCGAATTTGAGTAGGATCATGGACGAGGCCACCCTGCAGGATATCCCGCGCATCCTGCCACTGCTTTCTCTTTCCGAGCAGGAGTTGCTCCTTGCGGAGCTCGACAAGCTGGAGACGCTGCGCGCAAACAAGCTTGCTCAGACGCGCTTTCTTCCTTTCGTCAAGGCAATGTGGCCTAACTTCATTGGTGGGCGGCACCACGAGCGGATGGCAGACGCATTCGAGCGGGTAGCAAACGGCACCTGTAAAAGACTTATAATCAACATGCCGCCCCGGCATACCAAGAGTGAGTTTGCCTCTTTCCTACTCCCTGCGTGGTTCCTCGGGCGCTTCCCCGACAAGAAGGTGATTCAAACAAGCAATACAGCGGAACTAGCCGTTGGCTTCGGTAGAAAGGTCAGGAATCTTGTAGATACCGACGACTACAAGCGGCTCTTCCCTAGCTTGCTTTTAAGCACCGACTCAAAGGCCGCAGGGCGGTGGAACACTTCCAAGGGCGGCGACTACTTCGCCATCGGTGTAGGGGGTACGGTTACCGGTAAAGGTGCCGACCTGTTCATTATCGACGATCCACACTCCGAGCAGGAGGCCGCGCAGGCCGAAAACAGCCCGGAAATCTACGATAAGGTGTACGAATGGTACACTTCAGGCCCCCGGCAGCGCCTCCAGCCCGGTGCGGCTATCGTCATGGTCATGACACGCTGGTCGAAACGGGACCTTACAGGTCAGGTGCTCAAAGCGGCTACGCAAAGGGGCGGCGAGGAGTGGGAAGTGATCGAGTTCCCCGCCATTTTACCCTCTGGCAACCCCCTCTGGCCTGAATTTTGGCCTCTGGAGGAGCTAACTGCGCTTAAAGAGGAGCTTCCTAACTCGAAATGGATGGCTCAGTACCAGCAGAACCCGACGAGCGAGGCGTCGGCCATCGTTAAACGTGAATGGTGGCAGGTATGGGAGCCAGAGGACCCGCCCAAGTGCGAGTTTGTGCTTATGTCGTGGGATACGGCCTTCGAGAAGAGCCAGAGGGCCGATTATTCGGCCTTAACCACTTGGGGGGTGTTCTACCACCCCGACGGCACAGGTATCCTGCAGGCAAACATCATCCTGCTCAACGCTTTCCGGGAGCGCATGGAGTTTCCGAGGCTGAAGCAGGTAGCGATAGAGCAGTACAGGGACTGGGAGCCCGACGGCGTCATAATCGAGAAAAAGGCTTCAGGGGCTCCGCTGATCTACGAGATGCGGGCCATGGGCATCCCCGTGCAGGAGTTCACTCCGACCAAGGGTAACGACAAGATTTCTAGGCTTAATGCCGTCTCCGACCTTTTTGCTTCTGGGCGCGTGTGGGTGCCGAACACCCACTGGGCGGAGGAAGTAGTAGAGGAAGTAGCGTCTTTTCCGGGTGGCGAGCACGACGACTTCGTCGATAGCGTCTCCATGGCCCTGATGCGGTTCCGTAAAGGCGGGTATATAACAACTAATCTAGACGCCCCAGACGAGCCCACTTACTTTAAATCCGTGCGTACCAAGGGGTACTACTAGATGAAAAAAGAAAGGGCCTCCTGATGTCCACTAACGTTGACAAGAGCTTGAACCGGGCCCCGCTGGGGATGTCTGCCGATGCCCCCGAAGAGGAAGGTGACGACATCGTCGTCGAGCTAGAGGACGAAGGCGAAGAGCCTGAGGAAGAGGAAGAGGAAGACGAAGAGGACGACGGGTTTAACGACAACCTCGCGGAAGTGCTCGACGAGAGCGTCCTCTCTACCCTTGTCTCCGACCTCCTTGCCGACTTCGAGGACGACATCTCCTCGCGGAAGGACTGGATACAGACTTACGTAGACGGCCTAGAGCTCCTCGGGTTGAAAATTGAAGACCGTACGGAGCCGTGGCCCGGTGCCTCCGGCGTCTACCACCCGCTCCTTAGCGAGGCTCTCGTCAAGTTTCAGGCCGAGACCATGATGGAGACGTTCCCGTCGGCGGGTCCGGTGAAAACCCAGATCATCGGCAAGGAGACTCCCAAGAAGAAGGAAGCCGCCGTCCGCGTGCAGGACGACATGAACTACCAGCTTACCGACCGCATGGTGGAGTATCGCCCGGAGCACGAGCGCATGCTGTGGGGGCTGGGCCTTGCAGGCAACGCGTTCAAGAAGGTGTTCTACGATCCCTCCCTTGCGCGTCAGACCTCTCAGTTCGTGCCTGCGGAGGATGTCGTCGTTCCGTACGGTGCCTCCTCGCTTCAGACCTCCTCACGTGTAACGCATGTTATGCGTAAGACTCCCAACGAGCTGCGCAAGCTGCAGGCGGCAGGGTTCTACGTGGATGTGGAGCTTGGTGACCCGACGGACTCGTTCGACGAGGTTGAGAAGAAGATCGCCGAGAAGATGGGCTTCCGTGCGTCCTCGGACGACCGGTACAAAATCCTTGAGATGCACGTTGAGCTGGATTTGGAGGGCCACGAGGATGAAGACGAGGACGGGGAGCCGACAGGCATCGCCCTACCGTACGTTGTTACGGTGGAGAAGAGCACCGAGACAGTCCTTGCGATCCGTAGAAACTGGCACCCCGACGACGACACCAAGCAGAAGCGCAACCACTTCGTCCACTACTCGTACATCCCCGGGTTTGGATTCTATGCTTTTGGGCTCATTCATCTTATCGGTGCTTTTGCTAAGTCTGGTACTAGCCTGCTTCGCCAGCTTGTCGATGCTGGTACTCTATCTAATCTACCGGGTGGGTTTAAAACTAAGGGCCTGCGGATCAAGGGTGATGACACTCCTATCGCGCCTGCGGAATGGCGCGACGTAGACGTCGCCAGTGGGGCCCTGCGGGATAACTTCCTGCCCCTGCCGTACAAGGAGCCCTCGCAGGTACTCTATACGCTCCTCGGCACAATCGTAGAGGAAGGGCGCCGCTTCGCGTCGGCAGCGGACCTCCAAGTGTCCGACATGTCGGCAAACAGCCCGGTGGGCACCACCCTCGCTATTCTCGAGCGCACTCTGAAGGTCATGTCGGCTGTTCAGGCCCGCATCCACTACTCCATGCGGCAGGAGTTCACACTCCTGCGGGACATCATCCGGGACTACACCCCCAAGGAGTACAGCTACGACCCTGAAGAGGGGTCGCCCAAGGCCAAGCAGAGCGACTACGACCTCGTTACCGTTATCCCGGTAAGCGACCCGAACTCCGCCACTATGGCGCAGAAGGTGGTGCAGTATCAGGCGGTTATCCAGCTAGCGTCAGGTGCTCCGGATATCTACGACCTCCCCTACCTCCACCGGCAGATGCTGGAGGTCCTTGGGATAAAGAACGTAGGCAAGCTGATCCCCGCTACGGACGATGAGCTGAAAGCCCCGAGAGACCCGGTCAGTGAGAACCTCAACGTCCTGAACGGCAAGCCCGTGAAGGCGTTCATCTCGCAGGACCACGAGGCACACATACAGGTGCACATGTCGGCGATGCAGGACCCACAGGTGGCTGAGCTGCTGGGGCAGAACCCCAAGGCGCAGACCATCGCTGCCTCGATGAACGCCCACATCGCAGAGCATCTTGGCTTCGAGTACCGGAGACGGATCGAGGAGGCCGCTGGCGTACCTTACCCCGCCCCGGATGCGCCCATGGATGAGGAGACGGAGATCGCGGTGTCCCGTCTCGCCGCCGCCGCTGCCAAGCAGGTCCTCGAGAAGAGCAAGCAGGACGCGGCAGGTAAAGTTGCTGAGCGGGCACAGCAGGACCCGATCCTGCAGATGCAGCAGCAGGAGCTCGGACTCAAGGCCAAGGAGGTCGAGATCAAAGAGAAGAAGATGGCCATCGACGCTGCGGCCAAGAACGACCAGATGGATATCGAGCGGGAGCGCATCGCCTCGCAGGAACGCATCGCTGGTCTTCAGGTCGGGGCCAAGGTGGCTACGTCGAAAGAACAGATGTCCGCAGACCACATGGCAGAAGGGCTCCGTATTGGAGTTCAGGTCGCCCGGGATGCGGTGCAACAGGGTAAACAGCAACCTGCGGCGGGGGCCAATCCCCTGCAACAGGCTGTAACGGAAAGTGCCCCCACCGGGGCTCTACAGGGCATCCCGCCCGAACTAGGAGGGTAACCCGCAAGGGCCTTCCGCTTAAAAGGAAGACACACGGTAATGAGTACCGACATGCTTAGACACATAGCGGGCAAGCTGCAGGAGGATATCCGGCACATGTCCGACGACATGGCCCGAGGGACGGCCAAGGACATCGGAGAATACAAGTACGCCTGCGGGATCGTCCGAGGGCTGATGCTTGCGGTTAACCACATAGCCGAGACTGCGGCACGGGTGGAGCGCGACGACGATGACTAAGACTAAGGAGAAGCTGTGGATTCCGGAGCGGGTCAAAGCCCTGCAGGAGCCCGAGGAGCGCAAGGCCACCCAGCTGCCAATCCCTTCTGGGTACCGCATTCTGTGCGCCCTGCCGGAGGTCGAGGAGAAGACCGAAGGCGGCGTCTATAAGTCGGACGTCACCATCCACCATGAAGAACTCCTGACCACTGTCCTGTTCGTCGTTGCGCAGGGGCCGGATTGCTACAAGGACGAGAAGCGGTTCCCCAGTGGGCCTTGGTGCAAGGAGGGGGACTTCGTACTTGTGCGTCCCCACGCGGGCACCCGGGTGAAGATTCATGGTCGAGAGTTCCGCATCATCAACGACGACAGCGTCGAGGCCGTGGTTGAAGACCCGCGCGGGATTTCGCGCGGCTGACGGCGCTCAGCGCCCGCTAGCCGCTATTTAACTACACCTACCACTACCAGCGTAACCTGAGCCAGAAGGCACAAAAACATGAGCACGAACCTGAACAAGGACCTCGAGGACGATATCGAGATCGAGATTGAGGACGACACTCCAGAGGTGGATCGCGGCAAGTCCCCGATGCCCGAGGACATCGTCAAGGAGCTAGAAGACGACGAGTTGGAGGAGTACTCCGACAAGGTTAAGACTCGCCTGAAGCAGATGAAGAAGGTCTGGCACGACGAGCGCCGGGAGAAAGAGCGGGAAATCCGGGAGAAGTCCGAGGCGCTGAACTACGCCCAGCGGGTTCTCGCCGAGAACCGCCAGCTGAAGGAGACTCTGTCTAGCGGCGAGCGCTCCTTGGTAAGCAGCTACGCACAGGCTGCTGAAATGGAAGCTGCCGCAGCGCGCAGGGCCTACAAGGAAGCCTACGAAGCAGGCGACTCGGACAAGGTTCTGGAAGCCCAAGAACAGCTGAACTCCGCCTCTTACAAGCTAACGCAGCTTCGAAACTATAGACCTACTGTACAACCGGCAGAAACGGAGCTACAGTCTCCTACTAACGCGGGTACTAACCCTCGTCCGGACTCTAAAACCATGGCGTGGCAAGAGCGCAATACATGGTGGGGTGTGGACCCGGAAATGACCGCTAGTGCTCTGGGGCTTCACCAGAAGCTTGAGCAAGAACGGGGTGCACAGTTTGTGGGCTCCGACGAATATTGGGATAGCATCGACAACACGATGCGCCGCCGGTTCCCCGAGTACTTCGAGGGTTCCGAGTCACCGTCGAACGGTTCCACCAGATCGTCCGGACGCACACAGAATCGCCCCGCCACCGTTGTCGCATCGGCCTCCCGCAGCTCGACCTCCAGAAGGGTAAAGCTGAATTCGTCGCAGCTGGCGATTGCGAAGAAGCTGGGTTTAACTCCCGAGCAGTATGCCCGGGAAGACCTGAAGTTAGGGAACTGATATGGCAAACGATAGCAGGCTTATGCGTGAGTTAGAAACCCGTGAGGGCGCAGCTCGCCCCAAGGAATGGCAACCGGCCTCTGCTCTGCCGGAACCTATCCGGGAAGTCGGGTACGACTACCGCTGGGTACGTGTCTCCGCCCTCGGGCAGGCAGACCCCCGCAATATCTCGGCCAAGCTGAGAGAAGGTTGGGAGCCAGTCCGGATCGAGGAACAACCCCAGTTCGAGATGATGGTGGACCCCAACAGTCGGTTCAAAGACAACGTTGAGGTCGCAGGACTTCTACTCTGCAAGATTCCGACCGAGTTCATGGCGCAGCGGCGTGCCTATTACGCCCACCAAACCAAAGCTCAGGCGGACTCTGTGGATAATAACTTTATGAAAGAAAACGACGCCCGTATGCCCCTCTTCGGAGAGAAAAAATCGTCGGCGTCGTTTGGTAAAGGCAAATAACTAGGAGTTAAAGATGGCTTACCCCACTGTTTCAGGCCCTTACGGGCTTATTCCGATCAACTTGATCGGAGGTCAGGTCTTTGCTGGCGCGACTCGACAGATTCCGATTGCTACCAACTCCACGACTTCCATCTTCTTTGGTGATGTCGTGAAGCTGGATTCTTCCGGAACTCTGCAGAAGGACGTCGGTACGAGCGCGGCCACCCCTGTCGGCGTCTTCCTTGGTTGTACCTACACGGACCCAACCTTCGGCAAGACGTTCCGGCAGTTCTACGCTGCTACCACGAACATCACCGACATCGTCGCATACGTGCAGGATGACCCGGACGCGCTGTTCAAGGTTGCTGTGGTCTCGACCGGAAGCACGATCAGCTACGTTAACCGTTCCGCCGTTGGGAATAACGCCGTGCTGATCCAGACTACGGGCTCGACGATTACGGGCAACTCCGCTGTCAGCATTAGCTCTACTACGGCGACCACCAGCACGTTCCCGATCCGCATCATCGACGTCGTTAGCGAGACGGAGTCGGCGGCGGGTTCGTACACTGAGGTCATTGTTAAGTGGAATGAGCCTAGCAGCGGTACCACTGGTGGTCACCAGTACCGTCAAGCTACTGGCATCTAAGGGATAACAGAAAATGGCTATTTCACGCGCACAGCTCCTCAAGGAGCTCCTCCCCGGCCTTAACGCTCTGTTCGGTCTCGAGTACGCTCGGTACGGTGAAGAGCACAAGGAAATCTTCGATACCGAGACTTCTGAGCGCTCGTTCGAAGAAGAAACCAAGCTGTCGGGCTTCTCGGCGGCTCCGGTAAAGAACGAAGGTAGCGCCATCGCCTACGACAATGGGCAGGAAGCGTTCACCGCTCGTTACAACCACGAGACCATTGCTCTGGGTTTCTCGCTGACGGAAGAGGCCATCGAGGACAACCTCTATGACTCGCTGTCGGCTCGCTACACCAAGGCTCTGGCACGTGCGATGTCCTACACCAAGCAGACCAAGGCGGCTGCGATCTTGAACAACGGCTTCGACACTAATTACCCGGGTGGTGATGGTGTTCCGCTGTTCTCGGCCTCGCATCCGACGGTTGGTGGCAGCACTAACTCGAACCTCCCGGCGGTTACCGCTGACTTGAACGAGACGTCGCTGGAAGCCGCAGTCATCCAGATTGCTGCTTGGACCGACGAGCGCGGCCTGCTGATCGCTGCCAAGCCGGAGAAGCTGGTTATCCCGCCGTCGTTGATGTTCATCGCAACGCGCCTGCTGGAAACCGAGCTCCGTGTTGGCACTGCGGACAACGACATCAACGCCCTGAAGTCGAACGGCTCGATCCCGGGCGGCTACACGGTGAACCACTTCTTGACCGACCCGGATGCGTGGTTCCTGACCACGGACGTTCCGAACGGCCTGAAGCACTTTGTTCGTGCTCCACTGTCCAACTCAATGGATGGTGATTTCGATACCGGCAACGTCCGTTATAAATCCCGTGAGCGTTATTCGTTTGGTTGGAGTGATCCGCTCGGGATGTACGGATCGGCTGGGGCTTAGACTTAAAAGCTAAGTTGTCCAAAGACTTAGGGGGAGCTTCGGCTCCCCCTTTTTTAGGTATTTGCGGTACAGTATAACTTAGTGGGTCGTCTGATTTGGGTGACGAGCGTTACCTGTTACTAAATAAATACCCGTTTATCCCCTTGACCCACTTCTTTTAGTCAGCGCCCACCCCAACAATCCACATAGTGCCGCGCAGATCAGAGGGATGGCGATTGCCCACGCTCGACCGGGAGCAATAGCCGCTGAGTTGACAAGTGCCGTATAGGCCGCTGCTCCGAGAGGCTATGGACGGGGTCTAGTCCGGTCTTCCTGACGCCAGTATCTCCCGCCACCGTTCGGCAGTAACCCGGAACTTGGCTATAGCCTCCTCCTCTGAATCTGCCTCCACGCCGATCTGCAAGTCGTCATCGACGGCGGAAAGGGCGAGCCATCCGCCCCGCTGGCGCGCAACGATCCGAGGCGATTCGCTGTTGATCAACATTGTTTACGTCCTCTGTCCATGTCACGTCAGGGGGATTGTAAAAAAATAGAAGCGTATTTGCAATGACTCAGAGGCGCCGCCCTAGAGTACGACGGCAAGTTGCCGTCCGCCCTAGCCGGATTGCTGGCGAGCCTGCCGGCTACGGGCAAAAGCTGGACCCAAGGGGAGCGGGATAGATTCTATACCACCTTCGGAGTCGTACTAGACTTCTGTTTTCCAGTGAGTACGCACGTTAGTAAGGCTTCCAACGAACAAACGGCGGGAACCGGTGAGGACCCCGCCGCCTGATTTTCTGCCCCTAGTGCCGTGCGGATCGCCCTGAGAAGCCCCGCCAAGCACGCCTGAGAAAGGATTGCGCCCTGTGGTCCATGGCCCGGACATTAGCGGTTAGCTAAGGCCCCGGAACGTGCCGTCTTGAATGACACGTTTCGGGTTCCTTCTACCATGAGTGTGATTCACAGGTCAAAGGAACTCGAAAATGACCAAGAAGTTGGGCGGTAAGCCGCCAGCCAAGCAGACGTCATCGAACGTGTCGACCATCGCCTCGGGCATCCTGTCCGGGAATATTCCGAAGCCGACGACGAAGCAGATCAAGACTGTCGCCGCCTCTGCCCTTTCTCAGGATCAGAAGAAGGGCCAAGGCAAGCGCTAGGCTTCGGCTAGCGTCGTAACGTGCAGGACGCAGCGTGTGGGTATCTGGATCACTCCGGAAACCTGCACGCTGTTCTTGTCGTCGATGGCCCCCATATTAGGAGCCAGAGCCTTCATCTGGTCATCGTCGCGGATCAGCCAGCCGACCGAAACACAGCGGATCGTGCCAGGAGCCTCAAAAGATGCTAGATATGACCATGATGGGATTGGCTGCGCGCTATCCTCCCACTCGACCATGACGAGAGGACAGGCATTGAAGCGACTGACCCTAGCGGAAGCCTTAAAGCGGGGTGACTTGGAAGCCTTCGTTGGGCTTTTCTTGGTCATGCCATCTTATCGCATAGCCCTGAACGTGGGTCAAGGGGATAAACGGGAATAAATATGGAGCAGATGTTGGCTGCGCGTAAGAAGCCCTAGATTCCCACGTCGCTTCGCGGTATTCTCCTAGTCCTAGGTTACATCCGCCGCATCGACTGCCCTAGCAGACGTAGTAGAGACGATGCGGTTATGTGCTACTACACGGAGTTGTTACCATGGGTCAGTCCACTTTTCAGGGTCCCGTACGCTCGCTGAACGGCTTCTATGCGCAGGGCCCGGGTACTGTTGTACCCCTTACGGCGGCTACACTGACGGTCGATCCCGTTACCCACGGCGGTCGCACCATCTTCGTCAACGTGGCTACCACGACTATTACCCTTCCGGCGGTCAACGTCACTGCGGACCCGAACAGCTCGGGCCCCGGCTCCGACCCGAACACGCTGAACAATCAGGGCGTGCAGTACAACTTCTTCATCGCCACCACTGCCACTGCGGTCAAGATTCGTACGACCAGCAGCTCTCCGGGCGATCTCTTTGTCGGCAGCGTCATCACAGGTAAGGATAACGTCCTCACTGCCGGTGGCACCGCTACGTGGGTGCCGAACGGTTCCTCGAACGATGTTATCAGCCTGACTGGCACGACTGCTGGCGGTATTGCCGGTTCGTACCTCTCCGTTATGGCGGTTGCGGCTAACAAGTACCTCGTTCAGGGCGTTCTGATTGGTTCGGGCACGCTGGTTACGCCGTTCGCGGACTCCTAAGGGTCCGTAGGGGAGAGCCGCCATGCAAACTGATGTCAAAGCTACAAAGCCGCTAACCGCTACCGGTTTGTTTAAAGACCAGAATAACAGCAACCTTACCCGGTACAGGATCAAGGCGATTTATTCTGTCTGCGGGTCTGGCGACGGGTCGGTGGTTATTACAGACGGTTCTGGCGGGGAGACCCTGCTGACCCTTAACACCCCCACCGCGGGCCAAGCAGGGTACGTGTATATAATTCTCCCCGGCGAAGGTATCCTGTCCACTTCAGGAGCCTACGGTACGGTGGTCAACACTGCTTCTACAGTTCTGTTCTACGGGTGAGGGTGAGGGCATGGAAAAGGGCTACGATCTAGCGGGCAGAAGCGTCTTCATCGCTCTTCCCGCCTATGACTTTAAGGTGTCGCTTAAACTGGCGGTATCTCTAGCTCGGTTCTGCCAGCAGGCCCCCCAGCACGGCATTGACGTCCAGATCGGTAGTGTCTGCGGGTGCTCGGTTGTTTCCCGGGCCCGTAACCTGCTTGCGCAGGACATGCTGGAGTCCTCATGTACGGACCTCCTGTTCATCGACTCCGACATCAACTTCGAGTCCGAGGCGATCTTCCGCCTGATGGCTCTGGGGTCCGACCCCAAGAAGGGTATTGTCGCTGCGGTCCCGCGCGTCCGGGACGCTAATCCTGTGTACATCACCGACTTGGACTACGACGACAACCACGAGCTGACGATGGACGGCATGGGTCTGGTGCGCGCCAAGCGGGTGGCTACGGCCTTCATGCTGGTCCGCCGGGAAGTGTTCGAGCGGATGTCTGAGGCCCACCCTGAGTGGAAGTACTGGGACAAGCGCTCCGACCGTAATCTGTACGCCATGTTCGACTTCAAGGTTACCGAAGAAGGCTACATGGGGGAGGACTTCCTGTTCTGCGACCGTACCCGGGAGCTCGGGTTCGAAGTCTGGATCGACCCCACGATTACGCTCGGGCACATGGGCGTGCAGGAATATGTGGGTAACTTCGGCAAGGACGTCCTCTACCCGATGATTGTCCCCAAGGAAAAGGTAGCGTGATGGCCAAGACCCCGGCTTGGACGCGCAAAGAGGGCAAGGCCCCCAAGGGGGGCCTGAACGCCAAGGGGCGTGCCTCGTACAACGCAGCCAACCCGGGCAAGCCCGGACTAAAGGCCCCTCAGCCAGAAGGTGGCCCGCGCAAGAAGTCCTTCTGCGCCCGGATGACGGGCATGAAGAAGAAGTTGACCTCCGCTAAGACCGCCAAGGACCCCAACAGCAGAATTAACAAGAGCCTTCGGGCATGGAGTTGCTGACATGGCTAAGATGAACAAGTTCGAAGGTTCCAAGAAAGACATGGCGCAGGACGCCAAGCTGGCCAAGAAGTACAAGATGTCGCCCAAGGAGTACGAGAAGTCGTCTGTGGACGCCAAGCACGACAAGCAGAAGAGCATGGCGGGCCTGAAGTACGGCGGCAGCATGTACGCTAGCGGCGGCGCGGTCGCTAAGGGAGACACGGTCGCTAAGCAGGTCGCTAAGGACTACCGCCAGCTTGACAAGCAGGTCAAAAAGCGTGCCAAGCAGGACTACAAGGACAAAAAGAAAGCTGACAAGGACCCCGAAGTTATGCGCGAGCGTCCTTTTAATGAGTTCGGTACCGCGAAAGCCGCCGCTACGGCCCCTACCGCCGCCACGAAAACTGCCACTACGGCCCCTACCGCCGCTAAGGGCCCCGAAGGTATGCGCGAGCGCATGCGCGGCCTGATGTCCCCCGAGATGCGCGCTAGGATCGAGGCCGCTAAGGCCAGAGGCGCGATGCCTACCCGTCCGGAGATGCCTACGCCTCCGGCGCGCCCTGCTATGCCTATGCGCCCCGCTGCTATGCCTGTACGCCCCGCTGTTATGCCTGTACGCTCCGGCATGGCCAAGGGTGGCATGGCCAAGGGTGGCATGGCCAAGGATTGCATGGCCAAGGGCGGCATGGCCAAGGGTAAGATGGTCAAGATGGCTTCGGGTGGCTCGTTCCGCTCGTCGGCTAACGGGATTGCCTCCAAGGGCAAGACCAAGGGCCGGATGTGCTGATATGCGAGCTTCTCGCGGGCTGGGGGCTATGCGCCCCGGTAAGCTGAAAGGTCTGAAGAGCAAAAACCCAGCGTTCGCTGGGGGCGGTAAGAACTTTATCGCCGGGGCCATCAAGAAGCCCGGAGCTCTTCGGGCCCAGCTAAAGGCCAAGCCGGGAGAGCCTATACCCGAGACGAAACTTGCTAAGGCTGCTAAGGCCCCCGGTAAGCTTGGCCAGCGAGCCCGTTTCGCCCAGATGCTGAAGGGCTTCGGGAAGAACAAAAAGTAAGATGGCGCGGTCGGACGAGCCGAAGTGGAAACGCATTGTAGCTAGCGTAAAAGCTGGAAACAAAGGCGGAGACCCCGGACAGTGGTCCGCGCGCAAGGCTCAGCTTGCTACGCAGCGGTACAAGGGGTCTGGGGGAGGCTACTCCGGTCCGAAGACTGAGGCGCAGAAGTCCTTGTCCAAGTGGACCAAGGAGGACTGGGGGACCAAATCCGGTAAGCCTTCTACGCAAGGGGCTAAGGCTACTGGTGAGCGGTACCTGCCTAAGAAAGCTCGACAAGCGCTGACACCGGCAGAGTATGCTGCTACAACGAGGGCGAAACGCGAAGGGACGGCTAAGGGTAAGCAGTTTACGAAGCAGCCCGCAGCCATAGCTCAAAAGACTGCGAAATACAGATGACAACCAGCGGCACGAGCGCGTTCAACCTCGACCTCAACAACCTTGTTGAAGAGGCGTATGAGCGCTGCGGTGCCGAGCTGCGGACTGGCTATGATCTTCGTACGGCGCGCCGCAGCTTCAACCTGCTGACCATCGAGTGGGCCAACAGGGGGATCAACCTCTGGACCATCGAGCAAGGGTCAATCGCGCTCACGCAGGGGGATATCTCCTACTCCCTACCCATCGATACCATTGATCTACTCGACTCCGTCGTACGCACCGAGACCGGGGTCAACCAGACAGATATTAACATTACGCGCATCAGCGCCAGCACCTACCTGACTATCCCGAACAAGAACGCGCAGGGCAGGCCGATCCAGATGTGGATTAACCGGCAGTCGGGAGCCACAGAACCCACGACGGGTGTGGATTACCCCACGGTCAACGTATGGCCGACCCCGGATCAGGACAACTTCTACACGCTTATCTACTACCGGCTTAGGCGCATCCAAGATGCGGGTAACGGTGTCGAGACCCCGGACATCCCGTTCCGGTTCCTCCCGTGCCTTGTTGCTGGGCTGGCCTACTACCTGTCATTGAAGATTCCCGGGGCGCTGGAGCGCGCGGGGATGCTGAAGCAGGTGTATGACGAGCAGTGGGAGTTCGCTGCGGACGAGGACCGGGAGAAGGCATCGCTGCGGTTAGCGCCCCGGCAGATGTTCTACTGAGGTGACCCATGCCTAGCAAGTACGCTTCAGGCAAGTGGGCGATTGCAGAGTGTGACCGCTGCGGCCAACGGTACAAGCTGAAAGAGCTCAAGCCGCTGGTCATCAAGACCAAGAACGTAAATATCCTTGTTTGCCCTTCGTGCTGGGAACCCGATCAACCTCAGCTGCAGTTGGGTATGTACCCGGTTAACGACCCACAGGCGCTTAGGAACCCGCGCCCAGACAACAGCTACACCCAAGCGGGGCTTACAGGTCTTCAGATTTTTACGGTTAACCCCGGTAATCCTGCAGACGTAGATTCTTTTGGTACCCCCTCCGAGGGTAGCAGGATCATCCAGTGGGGCTGGAACCCGGTGGGGCTTAACAACCCCCTGCAGTTAAGCGGCCTTGTAGATACGCTGGTGGGTACTGGTGCTATTGGTGTAGTGTCTGTAGTAACGAGTTAACCTGAAGGAGGTCGGTATGGCCAAGGGTGGTAAGACTAACGAGCAGATGAAGAAGTTGGGGCGCAACCTTGCAAAGGTCGCCAACCAGAAGAGCGGCAAGAAGCCGATCAAGAACAACAACGACGGGAGCAAGTAGCTATGGCCGACTACAAACAGCCTAAGCCGGTCCCCGTGCCCAAGACCAGCGGGTACCCGAACAAGATCGCAAACACCCAGACGACGCGCGTCCGTGGCACCAAGAACACCACGCGCGGCAACAGCTTTAACGCCAAGGCCTGCTAGGCAATGAACTACGCTACGCTCGTATCGACCATCCAAGCGTACGTTGAAAACGACTTCCCGGATACGGCGGGGTCTGGTGGTCTTACGTCTACAGAGCAGATCGACACGTTCATTCAGCAGGCTGAGCAGCGCATCTACAACACGGTGCAGTTGCTTAATCTGCGCAAGAACGTGGTGGGCAGCGCCTCGTCCGGGAACAAGTACCTCACGGTCCCGACTGACTGGCTGGCAAACTTCTCGCTGGCACTGATCGACCCAAGCACGGGGGCGTACTCGTACCTCCTGAACAAGGATGTTAACTTCATCCGTGAGGCGTTCCCCTACCCAACGGTAACGGGTGCGCCGACTCATTACGCTATGTTCGACAACAGCTCCTACATCCTTGGTCCTACTCCCGACGCCAGCTACCAGTTCGAGCTCCACTACTTCTACTACCCAGAGAGCATCGTAACCGCCAGCACGACGTGGCTAGGGGATAACTTCGATTCGGTGCTCCTGTATGGCTCGCTCCTTGAGGCGTACACGTTCATGAAGGGTGAGGCAGACGTCCTTTCGGGGTACCAGTCTAGGTACGAGAACGTGCTGGCGATGCTTAAAGCCTACGGCGAGGGCAAAAATCGCCAAGACATGTATCGCACGGTGCAAATCCGGTACCCGGTAAGGTAGATGGAAGTAATTGAAAAGACAAAGTGGTGTTCCAAGTGTAGGAAGCATAAGTCTACAGAGGCTTTCTCTTGGGCTAACAAGGCTCGGGGGGTGCTGCAAGGGTACTGTAAGCCTTGCAAGTCTTTGGAGTTCAAAGCCTACTATGCTGCTAACATCACTAAGGAGAAGAAGCGGGAGTATGCTCGGAACAGCAAACCGGAAAACCGCGCTGCGCGTAATGAGTACTGGCGGCAGCGTAAGTTGGCAGAACCCGAGAAGACGTTCACCCGTAAGCGTACTTCATACTTAAAAACGCAGTATGGGATTACCCCCGAGATTTACGACGCCATGCTGGCAGCGCAGTTCGGTTGTTGCGCCATATGCGGTTCTGAGTCCCCGGGGCGGGGGGGAAAATACTTCCATGTGGATCATTGCCACACGACCCAAGCGGTGCGCGGACTGCTGTGCAACGCCTGTAATATAGGGTTGGGGTACTTTCGTGACGACGCTACTGTTATGGCCTCCGCCCTAACGTACCTTAAAGGTCCTGTCCGATGAGCTTCGACTCAGTATCAGCCGCAGTTCTGGGCAACGTCATGGTTGCAACGACCAGCCATCGTGGGGCCACCCCCGAGGAAGTTGCAGAGCGAGCCCTTAGCAGGATCATCTCCATCGGGGATAACGTCCCGCCCGTCCTGCGCGAGCAGGCGCTGGCGTACCAAGATACCCTCCGCGCAATCCTCGTCTTCTACATGAAGGAGGCCGTGCGGGCCCACAACGTCACTCTGGTGTCCAAGTTCCGTAGGGCAGGGCATCCTGAGTTAATCCCTGTGTTGGACAGCTAAGTAAAGGAGAACCCCTATGGCTATCAGCCAGTCGATGTGCACGAGCTTCAAGGCAGAAATCCTGCTTGCTGTGCATGATTTCCGTTCTACCGGCGGCGACACTTTCAAGCTGGCGATGTACACCTCGTCCGCCACCATTGACGCTAACACCACGGCGTACTCGGCTACCAACGAAGTCTCCAGCGCCAACTACACGGCGGGCGGCGGTACGCTGGTTAACCTTGGTGTTACGGCGTCGAACACTAACGCCACTGCGGGTACTGGTTTCGTAGATTTTACCGATCTGACGTTCACCAACGTGACCCTCACCGCGCGCGGTGCGTTGATCTACAACACGACTCCGTCGGCTAACGGCACAGCAAACACCACCCTCACCAACGCCGCTGTTGCGGTTCTGGACTTCGGTGCGGACAAGACGGCCACGGCGGGTGACTTCACAATCATCTTCCCGGCAGCGGCAAACACCACCGCCATCATCCGTATCGCGTAGGTTGGATCGTGGATAGCGTAACGCAAGTAGTACTGAATATTATCCTCGGCATAGCCGCCTTCTTCGGGGCGTGGGCGCTTACTGGCCTCCGTCGCGCGATAGAGCGGCTTGATACGGATACCCGGGAGCTACCGGAGAAGTACGTCCTCCGCGTGGACTACCGAGCGGACATCGCTGAGCTTAAGGCCCTGCTCGAGAAGATCATGCTGAAGCTGGACCGTAAGGCAGACAAATGATTGCGGGGCTGGTGCTCCCGTCGTGGAGGGTTGCCCTCTTCGGTGTCGCTGCGCTTGTGGTGGTCGGAGGAGTAGGCCTCGCAGTGCACCACATGAAAACTTCCGCCTTCAAGGCGGGGCAGGAAGAAGTGCAGGGTAAGTGGGACGAGGACGTTCGCCAACGCACTGAAGCGTTCGCTGCGCTTACCACCTCTTACCGGCTGCGCGAGCAACAGATGAACGCGGATCAAGCCGCCGCTCGTCAGGAGAAAGAACGTGATAAAGCTCGCATCGGTGCTGCTCAGCGCCGTATTGCTGACCTCTTGCGGAACCGTCCCGAAAGGCCCGCCGACATGTCCCGCTCCCCCGCAGCCATCGCCGCTGACCAAGGCGGACCCCGCTGTACTGGAGCAGGACTTTTTAAGCCCGATGCAGAGTTTCTTGCAGGGCACGCTGCCCGAGCCGACGAGAACCGTATCTCCCTGAAAGAGTGCTACGCTTGGCACGATAGCGTAATGAAGGCGCTTAACCCCGATGTCTCGCACTGATCAATGGGAGCAAGCCCGTAGGGTTTTTCGGCGGGACACAGCTAAGCAAGCTTGGTGGTCCATCCTTGCTGTCCTTTTCGCTACGTTGGTAGCTGGATTGTTCTTCGACGCTGGTGCTGATCGGCTGTCCAAATTCGGTACTGTTCTGGCGACCATGATGGTCGCCCCTGTGTCCATCGTCCTCGGGTATCTGGGTGTCAGCGCTTGGGAGACGACCAAGACGTACTCGCCGGAACGAGGCAGCTTCGATTACGGACCCTCTACGAGGGCTTATGACCCGGAGGACTACCGTGGCGCTCAGTAATTTCCATATTTCGCTGCTCAAGTTGCTTAGCCATGAGGGCGGCTACGTCAACGATCCGCAGGACCCCGGAGGCATGACCAACCTCGGCGTGACCAAGAAGGTGTGGGAAGCGTGGGTTGGACGCACTGTTTCCAAGGCTGATATGCAAGCCCTTACCCCCGTAGCCGTGGGCCCCCTCTACAAGGTTAAGTACTGGGATAAGATTAGAGGGGATGACCTCCCTTCCGGGCTGGACTACTGCGTGTTTGACTTTGCGGTTAACTCGGGAGTTGGTCGAGCGTCCAAGACGCTGCAGGCTGCGGTCCGAACGACTGTGGATGGTATGATTGGCAAGGGCACGCTGGAGGCGGTTAAGCAGGCGGACCCTGTTAAGCTCATAGATGAGCTCTGTAGCCGTCGGCAGATGTTCCTTGAGGGGTTGGTTACCTTCCCCCGGTTTGGGCATGGGTGGACCACGCGGGTTAAGGAGGTGCGCGAAGACGCGCGTGCTATGGCCTCTGCCCATAAGGAAATGGTATAAGTCGAGTTAACCCGCTAGGGAGAGAAAGAGATGCGTTGCGCTGCGATCATCGCCCTCCTGCTCACTGCCTGCACCCCCACGCCCGCTGAACAGAACATCGGCGGCATGAAAGCCAAGGCAACGTCATACGGCCTCCAGTGCCCCAAGGCTGACCCGCTGGTCACCTACGGCGGCGTGGCCGAGGCGTCCGCTCAGTGGCCCTCTGAGGCGTTTCCGGGCGGCGTGATCAAGATGCCG